CAACATCGGTAAGTGAAACAGGAGCTGGGTCAGTGATAGTCAGCGAATGGCCATTCACTTGTACAATAGTGTACGCTAGCTCGAAGTTAGAGTTGTCAATCCTGAGCAAAAAACCAGGCAACACTCCTGCCTGTGTAAAGTTGACGCTGGCAGAAGTGACAGTAGCATTTCCACTCATAGTATCCAAATCATCACCTGTCACAAAAGTGTGTATAGTCGATACAGCGATGTTGGGATAGATGTTGATCTCGGAAGTGACAAAGAATTGTGTCTCATTGACGGAAAACTTTCCGTTAGTGATGGTGCTTGGCATACCAACATCTAGTGTGAGTGTCTGCCCGTTGATGTTAGTAATGGTGTAGCCGAGCGGAGAAAACCCCGGCTCGTTGATGAAGATGGTGTCTCCCACGTAGATATGGAACTGGCTGAAATTGATGCTGGAAGTAACGATGGGGCTACCCTGTGTGGTTACCAAATCATCAGAACCAACGATATCACGATTGGCTAGACCCGCAATCTCCTCGGGATCCACGGTTCTGAAGTTCTCGTGCAAATATGGCTGCAATTTCTGGCCATACTTGATGATGTTTGGCGCCTCTAGTCCATCTATGAACAAGTGCATTTCATCACGGTTGTTGCGAGTGTTGAGTTTCCAGGAGGCAGCGACCATGTGTGGCACGTTGGTCTGCCAGGCAGAAACATCCGCGCTAATGGTGTACATTTTGCGGTGGCGGTCATATACTCGGAAGTTCATGTAACCGCTGACATCCTTGTAAATGGACAGTCGGCTCTTGTCCCTCTCCAGTCCGAAATCGAGGATGTAGTGCTCTAGATCGGAGAGAAAGGTGATGCCCTCATCAATGCCATAACCGTCTGGTGTCAGTGTCATGGTCACCTTGTTGGTGCCACTAAAAGTCTTCAGATTAGGTGGCTGAGGGTTTTCTAGCGACTTGACATCATAGAACTTGCCGGACGAAACGATCTGAAGCTGATAGGTGTGAACGGCGGGGGCCACGTATCCGTCTAGCACTTCCACGTACCAACGCTGGAAACTTCCAGATGGATCGTTAGCATAGTAGATGAAAACTCCATCTTTGTTGGTATCTGGAAGCCCAGTCGAGCTAAAACTCTTGTTGAGAGTAAAGGTGCCGTTGCTGCTAATGACTGGATGGTACTCGCTTACTCCAATGAAAACTCGGTACGGATCGATAGCATACCCATCTCTGGTGATGGTAAAGGTCAATGTGGCATCGTTATCCAAACCATTCCACTGTGGCAATACCCAAGTCTCGAAGGTTCCCTCTTCCAGCCTTAGGTTGGAATTGACCGGCATAGTGATGGTTTGTCCCGGCTGGTCTACCAAAACACCGTTGCCAAAATGAGCTGGCAACAGTTGGAAGTTGCCTGTGCTCTGAACGCCAATAGGGAATAGCAAGCTACTACCCAAAGACCAAGCCTCAAAAGCCGACTCAATGAGTTGTGGCTCAATGTGAGTGATGATTTGGACCAAGTTTTTGACGGCTGCAACAGTTGGCCCCTGAATAAAAGATGATAGGGCTGCGGTTAGCGCATCACGATAACGCTCCCTCGCCAAACTCAAATCGAAAGTGGAAAGGTCGGGTACATTGACTAAGGTGCCGAAGTTTCGCAGCAGGGCATCTCGTAAAGCCCCTACCGTGTAAGAAACGTAGTACTGCGAGCCTGTTGGAAGGTTGGTGTTCTGACGAAAATCAAGTTGGTTATCGCCCCACTCGTAGCTAACTAAAATCTCATCAGCCACGTAGGTGTAATCAACAAAGTAATCGCCTTTGTTGTAGTCCACAACAACTCGACTTGCCTGCGAAATGGTGTAGGTAAACGTAACGTTGGTCAGCTGCCCTACTTGTGGGGAGTTGATGCCTGGCAAAATAAGCGTTAGTGGGTTGCCGGGCACTACGACACCAGAGGAGTTCCAGAGTGGTTGAGAGTCAGAAGTCCTGGTCACCGTGAATGTGAAGGTGATGTTTGGCGATAGATACGGGATGTTTTGATTGAGTGTCACGAAATAGTTGGTACCATTGAACTGCACACTCTCGAAAGATTGTCCAGTGATGGATCCGACATTGATGTTGAAGTTGCTGCTAGTGCTAGCGTTGACAAAGTTGATTGGGGCCGAGCTGTTGGAAAGGTCGTTGTATTCATAAACACTACGAACAAATTTGACAGCATTGGTAACGCCAGGGACGAAGGTAGAGGTAATGAAGGCACCAACCATACCATTGATTAGTTGGTATGGCGAAGTGGTAACTCCGTTGAGGAAAGCTTCATCAGAAGGGCCAGGCGGTGATGGAATGATAGAACCATCGGAAAAGGACACGTATGGAAACTCTTTGTTCTTGGGATTGAGGGGACTGATGCGGTAGTAGAGATCGTCCACGCTAATCACATGCGGGAACTCTGGAACAATGTTGTTCATCTTGTAGGACACGGTGCCTATGTCAGATCCCTGTGTATTGGAAACGGCTACATAGATGATGCCGTTGTCATAATCGACGGTGTATTCTCCTACCTTCAACAGCCTGTTGATGTTGAATTGGGCATCAAACTCTTGATTGTACCAGATTTCGGTTACGAACACATTGCCGTTGCTCGGCACCAAACTGCTATTTATGGAGCTGCCCAAACAGTCTTGTGTAGAACCAATGATGTCATCATTGGCCAAAAAGATGGTGAAAACTATTAGGCTGCTGCCATTGGTGGAGGTGGTGTTTATTCCCAGCAGCTCGTTGGTGACCGTCAGGAATGTAGCCCTCTCTCCAACTTCTTGCAGCACACGCGGTGGGTTATTGAACTTGAAGTACACCTGGTTATTTTCCCACCTATCCAACAGGTAGATTTCTCCGGAGGTTTCGTTGTAGATCTGGAAGACATTGGTGATTGGAGAGTTTTGCGTGTTTATGATGTTGAGGGCGGCCAGGTTGTTGTTTACGCTCTCATTGATGGACTCAATGTGCACGTCTGCCACGTAATCCACCCCTGGTACCAACACTTGCTCGTAGTTGAAATCAATGGTGCCCGCAGAATTGATTAGGTTTCCCAACGGTAGGGAGACTATGTCCAACGAAGTAGGATCGTAAACGTAGTCTATCTCTGACGTGTAGGTGAACCTGTAGTAGTAGGTTGCGAGAGGTGGTGAGGGGCCAGTTCCGTCATTGGTGGAGTCGGCACCATACACGTAAACTGTGGCGGTAGGATAGTCGATAGAGTAAACGCCAGGAGTAGAAGGCAGAGCACTCAAACTAAACGGTATCTCGGTGATGAATGCTGGATGAGGAGCCCCAGTGTTGGAGTTAGGATCTATGAAAGTCACTCCGCCCAAGGTTGGAATGTTGTTGCTGGCATCTGTAATTGGCGCGTGTTGCAGACTAAAAATGTTGATGATGGGCGGAAGCACCTCTCTAACCGATTGCAGGGTGGTGAATACATCCACTGAGCTGGGATCCACATTGATGCCGAGGCCCTTGTATTCGTATTGAACAGTGGCACTGATGATCTGGTCTATGGAAAAATTGGGATCCTGCAAAATGGCTTCGTTGAGCTTGACTTGATTGGGGGCCAAGAGCAAATAGCTAGAAGCATACGCCTGATCATACGTAGAGTCCAAAAGCTGGTATCCCAGCTCCTGAATGTTGTAGGTGTAGATGGGGGTAGAGGTATTCAACGTAAAGACAATGCTATCTACCTTAGTAACTGGTGAGTTGGTCAGGTTGAAAGTTAGCGTGTCTATGTCGAAGGTGCCAGAGCTAGTGTTGGAAGAGGGTTTGATGGTATCAGTGAACAGCTGACGCTGCAAAGTCACTGGGAAGTAGGGGAAATCGGTGAAGATAAAGGTAGCAGCAACTATGGTGTTGGTCGGGGTGAAGCCAACACGAGTAACGTTGTAGGCAGCCTCTTCGTACAGCCTATCGAAAGGGCCGGATCCACGAATGTGCTGTTCATCCACTACATCGAATGACAGGTAGTTTTCGTTCTGCACCTGCCTAATGTCATACAGGGCTCTGGCAAAGTTGATCGCGATGGCCTGTATGTACGAGGAAACAACGGTAGTAGGGTCAGTGATGTTATAGATGTTGTTCTGATAGAAAGACTGTAAATAGTTGTAGACGGGGTTATCAGCCGGGAGCGGGCCCGTGATAATCACCTGATTGGAGACGCCATTCTGCAAAATCTTAGCATCGCCATTGACAGAGGTAAATGGATTGTTGGGCGTGGATTGGAACTGCAAGAAGTAGTCAGCATAGGGAGTGAGAGGCTGACAGGTGATAGTCAGCATGTTGGCGCTGACTGACAACATCAACACCTTCGAGTCTGGAACGTTGGCCGTTTTCGACAGGATAGAGACGTTGGCCGCTACTAGATTATGCGTCAGTGCCTCGGAGAAGGTGACGGTAATGCTGGAGCTGCTGTTGATCGCCACATTGACGATAGTGAGGATGGCTGTCATAACGATTCGGTATTGATAGTGATAGTGTTAGGCTGGAAATACTGATCCTGGTTAGCTGTTAGGCTGAGGACTTGTCCTGGTTGGCCCACTGCATTGAAGATTAGGATCCTAGCTCTATCGATACCTTGCACCCCTTGTGCTATGTTGATTAGCGTGATTTGATCGATAGTCTGTCCCAGTGTGGTAGAAGTGAGGGCTGCTACCAGCTGATTACGTAGGTTTTGGAGAACAGTTGTGGAGGTGTTGATGAAGGATGGATCAATAACCACGTTCATGGTCAGATTGACTTGCACCAGCTTGGCGGCTCGACATAGCACATCTGCGTTGATAGGTCTGCTTGCTTCCACCGTGAAGGTGACGCTAGAAATCAGCTGATTGTAGTTGTACTGTATCAGGATACGCTCGTTTTGCTTGGGCGCCAAATAGTCGTAGAAGATGGTGTAACGAGCGCCAGTACTTGGCTTGGTGAAGGAGGTGGCCGTAAACTTGGTGACTTGTGATGTCATAAATCCGCTGCTAGCGTAGATTTGGTTGATGAGAGCAAACTTGTTGTTGGTGTAGAGGGAGCCGATACGAGTGTACGACAGGTTTTCCAAATTGCTATCTGTGGTATAGTAGAAGCTCACTTGGATTTGATCGCCTACTGTTGGCACATTGTTAGTAGCGCCAGTAGCGGTATTGTTAGCTGTGCTGGGTAGGATGAACTCCAATCCTGACAATGATGGGTTGGAGTGCATGATGTCGGAGAAGTACAGGTTGTTAGCAATGGTGCTTCCAATAACATCGTAATTGACCAGTGTCTCTAACACAATGTCGCTGCCAGGAGCATAGGTAGATACCTTAGCGCAGTTGACAATCTTAGCAATCCTAATGTTGGAAGGGATGTTGGCCGCAGAGTTGAGGTTGAGAGCCGTTTGTAGCGCCTCTTGCAAGTTTTGTTGCAATCCAGTAGAAGTGGCTGTAAAGATAACATCCTGAGCTAAGGCCATAGTGGTACCAGCGACAGAAATGACTCCAGTGTTGATTATTTGATCCAGCGTAGTACCAATCAGGCGCGTTGGAGCTTTACGGAGGTTAGCAAACCGGAAGAACATGACGTAAACCAAGTCACCAACCGCTGCATTAGGAGTTTGCGGAATCAGCAACCTATTGTTTGTTTGATCAATAGTGCCAGCATAGCTCCATTGTTCTTTGCCATCCAACACTCTGATAACAGAAATCTGATCAGCCGTGATATGAGATAGATTGGTGGTAATGGTGATGTCATTGGTTGCAATGTCGTAGCCCACGATATCGAAGTATCCATCGTTGTTAGGGGCAGTGGCTCCCGAGATCCTGACTCTCTTGTTGGTCAAATCTGGTAGACTAGAAAACACTTTCGACATGCTGCTGATGGTAGCCTGTGTAGGACTAACAGGAGTGAGGTATCCGTCCGTTACGTTGAACAAAACCGTATCGCTATTTTGCTCTACTACTTGGAAATCTAGGCCGCTCGCTTGTGCTACAAACTCAATCAGAGGAACCGTGAAGCTCTTGGTGGCTGAGTCGAAGCCAAGTGGATCGATGCGAGTTTTGATGATCCTGTTGCTGAAGCTGAATGGTTGGAAACGTCTAATGTCAGTAGCGTAGTAAATGACCAAAACCCTATCAGCTGATGCGGGTGTGTTGTATCCGGAAAGAATGAGCTGATAGTTTCCATCTACACCCGTAACCACTTGCCCTACGTTCTGAGGGTTCCATAGCTGAAGACCATCTGACAGTCTGATTACCACAAGAACACCGTATGGATTGAGCATGTAGTCAGAGGCTGGTAGGTTGAGTTCCACATAGAACTGATTACTCAGGTTGAGCTGGACGGACTGATTTTCGCGTCTGGAAATATTGACGATGCTGAAATTGTTGAAGCCGCTGTTGCTGGACAGGATGTATCCATTTCCGATGCGGCTAGTGGGCAACGATGTGATAACCGAAGAGAACAGATCTCCCACGTTAGCTATGTAAGTCACCCTAAGGTTGAGGCGATCTGCGGTGTTGTTGATTAGGGAGGAGGGAATGGTAACTTGTGTGCCGTTGCTGCTACCTTGTGCAGTAGGAGACTGAAAGACGTTGGTGGTATTGGCATACACGGTCACTTCATCACCACTTTGGGCAATGGTGTCGGATGGCAAAATGATGGTGGTGTCGTAAAGGATCTGGATGCCCACCACTTCTGCTGCATTGGAGAAGGTTCCATTGGCCTGAGCAGTGTCATACAACTCTACGTTGGTGTTTTTCCACGTCACTGAATTGATGGTGTTGGTAGCAATCGCCAAATTGCTGATAACTACTGACAAACGGTTGATAAAGACGCCAGAAGTCACTTGCTGAACGTATCCATCCACTTGCAAGAAAGTGCTAGCGGAGACGACAGTATCCACAGGGTGAGTGGTAGTTCCCTGATAGAAATTGTTGCCGGGGCTAACAGTAAACTCTACCAGCTCATTTTTGATAGCAGACGGATAACCCCAGTCAATGCTGTCAGTGACTGAGCGAGGATTTTGCGTATCTACCAATCCGTCAAAATCGGAGTATCGGTCGTAGTCTACAATCCAAGTGTAGTCCACTTGCAAAACATCACTTGGAGATGGCAAAGTGTTACCAGATATCTGTATTCTACCTGTATTGTTGTAGGGAGTGGTGTTGTCGTAGTTTTGATTGGTGATTAGGTAGCGCTCGCCAGTGTTAACGTTGAACACTCTGGTAACGTTGATAGCTGGTGTATGAAGCAGCTGGATAATGGAACGGTCATTAGTGACCATGCTGTTTTCATTGGTGATGCCTAACTGCTGTTGTGCGTCCGTGATCTGCAACACATCCGTAAAGGTAGTGGCGTCCTGGCCGTTGGTCTGTCCTTTGATCAAGTCTTCTTGGAAGTCGATCTGGTTGTTGTTCCAAACGAAGGTATCAAATCCGAAAGGGCTGCCGCCATAGACACCAGTGTCCTTGACCAGTGAGTAGTTTCCGCTACCTCTTCCGTACCCGTCCACGCTGAACTCTACGAAATTAGGGCCGCTGATAGAGCCTGTTACTTGAATGATGGAGTCCACCGGCTGATAGGGCAACTGTCCATTTTGGATATCGGTTATCCTTCTTTGATTGATGGTCAGATTAGCATTGCCAGCCAGCTGGCCCAAAACGAAGTTATTGAGCGGGCTTTCTGGATCGTTGTCGTTGCTTTTATCCTGATAGATGAAGGTGTCGGTATTGGAGACGTCGTTGGTTCCTAAGACTACCACATCGACTTTTCCGCCAGAGCCTTCTGAAACTATGGTTAGTACGCCGTTTTCTACTTCAGAAACGGTACCATCTCTAGTCATCAGTGGATTGCCTGGTCCAATAACCGTGGCATCTTGGACGCCGCTAACGCTCAACGCAGCGTTCAGGAAACCAAGGCTGGTTCCCACACTAGATCCGCTAAAAGCGGCCAGAATACGATTACGGAAAGCCGCGTCTGTCTCTTGGTCGGTGCCACCAGTAAAAGCAACGACGTTGGTAACGTTGCTAATGCCTGGAATGTTGACTTGCGTAAGTGAGTATTGTCCGATGTTGCCAGAAGAACCTGGAGCGCTAGCTGCTACCGTTACTTCTACAGCATATTGATCTGTGATACCAACAAAGGCCAACTGGGCGGCAAACTTGGAAGCCACAGAGCGGTAGAAGTTGATGTTGGAGGGGACAATGGAGATGCCAGCGCTCACCGTGAAGCCTAAGCCACCCTGCGTATAGACTGGTGCACCTTGGTTGACGTTGATAGTAGCGCTCAATGAAGCAAAAGTAAGCAAAGCAACGCCCGAAGAAGGAGTAGCTTGCTTCCTGATTAGGCCGAAGTTCTTGGCCAGCTTGTCCAAATCAGTGCCTACAACTAACCTGAAAGACTGCTTGTTGGAGATGCCTTGCAATTCGTCATAAAGGAGTGATAGCATGGAGGAAGGCCCCTCGATAAATAGATCGCGAACGACAGTGCCTGGCTTCGTATCTGCTGATGGCTGCGCCACCCTATAGAAGTCTATCAGGTTGGATATGATCTCATTTACCGAGCGTATATTTGTCATTCGTATCCTAAGCTATTAGATGGTGTTCACCTGGAAGGCAGTGGTGATTGGCTTGAAACCCTTAGTCATACATTTGATCTGAACATTGAATAGTCTAGGATCAAACGCACTCCTTACTACTGATATACCCAGTATAGCTGCTAATTGCTCATCTGCACTTACCATTTGGAAGGATTTTACCTGCAACTGTTGTAATTGTTGCAAGTTAGTTAGGCAAGTATTGATTTGGGAAGTTGCAACTTGGACTATGACATCAGTAGTCGAGGGGTTTCCAATAACCGACCTGGACAAAAAGGAGCCATAGGAGGGGTGCAGTGGATTGCTGCCCACATCTGTGAGGCAGATTTTGAGGATGTCCTGGATGAGCTTTTCGCTATCCACAACGGTCTGTAAGTCACCCTGATTGATGACTAAATCACCGTTTATTATCTTCAAGTCAAACGACATTCTCTTATCTCCACCCTACAATACCAGAATATCCGATTGCTCTCATTGCTGGGTCAAAGCACCGTTATTGGCATAATCATCGAAAATCTGGTCCATTATCTGATAAAGGACGTTTACTGTGCTAGCTAGAGAAGTGGTCGCTTGGATAATACCCGGTCTTATTGATTGCAAGCTGCCGGTAGGCTGGTTGAGAGACTGTTCGGCTCTAACAATAGCATCATCATCCAAAAATCCCAGTAGGTCGGTTGCTGGCATGATATACATAGCGCCAATGACAGCCACTATGTCGGCCAGACCCAAGCCACTGTACTCGCCCATAATCATCTCCACAATTTGTAGAGCGTCCCCAGCTTTGTTTAGTAGTCTGGTTCTCTTTTTGGTAAGCGTTTCCTGAGTTTGGGAGCTTACGTCCCCCTGTGAGTTAGAAGAGGTAGAGTCAAAGGTCAGTTTGTAGTTGGAAAAAGCGAAGCCACCAATATCGGGCGTGGCCGTAGGTTGGGTTAGATTGGTGCTAAGGCTAGACAATAGCACTTGGGCCTGATTGGCAATGATGTCGAAATCATTAGAGGTCATTAGACTTTGGGAGACATTGACATTGAGCGGCACATCTCTAACGGTAGAGCCTGCTTCTGGTCCAGCATTAGATGGCTGTGGAAGCCAGTAGTACGCTCCCTGGGCAGCGTGAACAATGCGCATAGAGTTTACCAGTTTGAGCATTAGGGACTGTATGGTGGATAGGTACAAAGCTAACGATTGTTGTTGGGCTGAGCTAGGCGTACCTCCATTGAAGACTCCACTGATGGGGATATTGCCAATGTTGCTGCTCTGCAAACTCTTGAGGTTTTGCACAAAGCTAACCAAGTTAGCATTGGCTTGGCCACCACTTGTCTGAGCATTGAAGTTGGAAAGTCTCTCTGTGATGATCTTTTCCAATAGTGGCCTTTCGGCAGTAGCAGTATCGCTAACTTTCAAGTTGGCAGCGCTAGGCACAAACGGTATAGCCACTCTTTTGGATAGCCCAGAAGAGGTCTTAGACTCGGCTGCCCAGATGCTAAAATCAATTCTGGGGTCCACCATAAATGGTTTGATGATATGGCTGTGCTGTAACAGAACTTGTTGGGGACCACCTATGCTAGAGTTAGGCTCAACACCATTGCCATCTTGATAAGTGGACAAGAGTATTTCCTGCTCTCCTACCAGGCTGTAGGAGGACTTTATGTCCCCCGGAGTAGGATAAGTTTGATTAGCGATGGTAAAATCGAAAGGGTCGGGATCCATGATGAATGGCTGAGCAAACTTGCGCTTGTTGATGTTTCCCTGCTTACCATAGGTGCCAGAAGTGAGGGACAAAACACCAGCCTCTACCGACTCTGGGACTGAAAAAATCTGGGCTGTCCCGGCCGCATACTGTTCGCGTGCCTGGGATAGAGCCTCGAACTTGGGATCCAAATTGCTGGCGATCATGATCTTGGTGGCCAGAGTTATTTTGCGAGTGACACCCGCCTGTTTGATGCTGTCAAAACCTGGATTGTAGAAGGTGTAGGTGGAGCTGTTAGTCGAGATAACAGGGAAGCCAATGATGCGATAGAAAGTGTGACATCTGCTTTCCTGAACCTTCTGTACAGGAGCAGTTGTAGTAGTGGTGGGGGCGGGAGCCATGCTGGTTGGGCTGATGTTGAGGGCTTTGATCAGGTTAGCCGTTGTTTGCGAGGTAACGCTAACGCTGATCTGTCCACGCAGATCGTCAATGCCAACGTTTTGGCCAGTTTCGTTATCATCAGGGGTATTTCCTCCTGTAACGAAGTGCTTATACATGGTAGTAACATCGACATCAAAGTTCTGATTGCTCTGAAAATTGGTCTGCGGAGTGTCACCCATTAGTCACCCCCACTACCAGAGCTATCCCTAGACAAATCGCCAGCATCTCTGCGTGGCACGCCGATGGTGTCTCCCTCGCCTGTTGGAGGCAAGTTGTTGCCTGCGAAGATGAATTGATAGTTCTGCTGTTGCAGCGTGTGGCTAGGAGCCGAACCATCCGTGGGAATTGTGTCGGTGCATAGTGTTTGGTTCTGGAAGGCTATCATGATGCTACCACCACCTGGCTCCGTACTGGTTAGTTGGGCCGTGAAGGATTGGTACCCATCATAAGTGAAGTTGGAGACCTTTCCAAAGGTAGGATATGCTGTAATTTGAGTGGCCAAATTGGCGGCTACATCACTCGGCAATCCACTAGTGATGGAAATGCCATTGTTTTCGTTGAGATCAACGGTGACAGTAATTGACAGCGTTGTGAACTGAGTTGAGGGAGTAAGCGTAAAACTGCTATTGCACGGTGAAAATCCAGCACCAATTACACCAGACAAAGCATTCTTGGTGTCATTTTGCAGTTTGGATAGACACAAATTGGCCATGGCCTGGAAGTCAGCAACGCCTGCTACTGTCATATTGGTACGCAGAGTAGAAATAGCTGCCAACAAACACTGCTGCGCTCCGACTGGATCTGGAAGGGTGATGGCACTCAGATCGGCCAGCTGGGAAGCGGCATTAGCAAAAACAACGTTGTTGACGAAGGCGCGACTGAGCATTACTGCTGGCTCACATCCCAAGTTGACCAAATTCTTTTGTAACAGGACAGGCAGGTTAGGCGTAAAGGTGTACTGCATGTCAGTGAAGGTGTATCCGTCAGTAGGAGACAACGATGGGAAGAGGGAAAATTGTCCCGGCATGTGAATGAAGTTTTCCAACGTAGCCTGTTGTGAAATTGGTGTGACGCCATCCGAGTCATATCCATCGATGGGGGTGACACCATCATCCAAATATCCCAATCCACCAGCCAAGTAAAAGACTCCGGTTGGCTCTGGAATATCGGTGTTGTTGTAGTTCTCCAAACTTTGAGTGGGAGCCGCCAAAACGATGCAGTTTAGGAAACGGATATATTGAGGTGCACCAAGTCTTCCCCATGATACCGGGTTGTAAAACAGTCTGAGATTGACGGTGTAGGCGGCTTGTTGTGGAGAGGTGGTGGCAGAGTAGCTGGCATCCGTTGGAAAAAAGACAGGCTTGGGTATCACAGTAGCGGGAATGTCATACCCATCTACAATGTTCCAGAAGGCCTGAGGAACAGTTTGTCCAGCGTCATACAGCTGTATGCTTTCACTTCTGATGTCTATATGGAGGCCGGTAAAGGGGGTAGAAAAGCCGGACTCTGGTAGGTATTGCAAAGTACCAGTTGTTCTGGTGTATGGGTTTTGCACAATGGTGGGGCAGTACTGAGGGCCGCAGCAGCCAGAGTTGCTGTTTCCTTCGCATGGCGGTATAGAGAACAACAGCTTGAGGATGTCTTGAAAAATTGCGATGATGACACCAAAGGCGGCCAGCAAAACGAAGATGTTCTGGAAGACACACAACAGAGAAGATAGCTTGTTGGCAATATTGGCCACACTGGTGTCGTTTGCCGTCTGAAAGGCAATAACCAAAGCGTTGATATTACGAAGTAGGCCCGCAATGAAGGAGACTAATTGCGCAATGATGTATTCCACCAGCTGCAACAATAGCAGCAAAACGGAAATGATCATGGTGATCATCGCAAACTGAGGAAAGAGGTTGAGAAACTCTGGGATGCACTGAGTAAAAAGCTTGTCAAGCGCAGAAATGAGGGCGAATGGATTTAGTAATGCGCACAGCACTTCGATGATACAGATGATGAGATTGAGAGCCGGCAAAAAGAACTTGTAGAGCATCAAAAATGGCATGAACTGATCGAACATGCTCAGGAGAGCATCAAAAATGTCTTTGCTGAAATTGGGGGATAGGCTTGGCTTGAGTGTGCCGGGCGGAATAAGCATTTGTAGGTTGTTGAAGATGCTAATCAGATCTTCGGGAAAACCAGCAGGAAAGGGGATTGTGGATGAGGGCGGAATAGAGAATGGCACCCCGAAAGGCGGAATGGCAGGACCGCTTGGCCCAGACGGAGGTATTATGATGATGTCATTAGCGGTGCAGGGGGACATATCTACCTATATATCATCAGCTAGAACCACCAAATATCTTCTTGTGGGCTCTCTGCTGCATGGTTAGCGTTTCACAGTCAATTTCAATGTCTCCATCAGAAGTCAAAGACATTCCCTGTCCAGCATGGATACCAATACGGCCAGGCGTCATTATCAGTAGTCCTTGACTATCCACTCTAATCATGTGGACGTACCCACCATTGACAATTCTGATATCCATGATGCCATTGAGAATGCCATCCTGACCAAGTGAAGCAAAGCGAGCATCGCCCGAAACACCAAAACCACCAATCTGAATGAAGGCGTGGCCGTTCATATTCATCATAAGGCTGCGCTGATTGAGGTCGCGCCCCAAATTGACAACCGCCCCACCCGCTGTATCCAGCCATAGTGACTGCCTGTCTACGGTATTGGCGCCCACATTCAACTCAAAAGATCCATCCAGGTTGATGGAACCGCTGCGCCCACCGGCATTGGCACTAGGGCCTGCCACATTGATGGTGGAGCTGGCCACGGCAGCATTGGTAGCCGGATCGCTAGCTATGTAGCTGGGGCTAATGTTATCGACTGCACCAGTTGGGTAACCTAGTACATCAATATTTCTCTGCACCAAACACGTCTGTAAAATGTCGTGGAAGACAGTTCCATGTTTGATGTTGTACGGGCTGTTATTGACAAACTGACTAATACGATCTATGGGGCCGGCATTGGCGTTGTTAGATGAGTCCATGAGCGTGATGGAACCATGTGGAAATGTGTTGTTGAACCCAGCAGAGTTAGCGCTAGGTGAAGTTTGTGGGGAAGCAAAGGAGTCCACATAGACATCCTGGCTAGTTGGTTGGCCGGTCTGCAAGAACCACAGTTGGTTGGGGTTGCTGCTATCTGTGGTGGCGAAGGTAGAATAGTTTTCGGCCCTAACTAACAGAGGAATGTTGCCGGTTTCGCTGGAGGCTGGGACGTTGAGCTTGAACTGACCTTCCTTATCCACATCGAAAAAGAACCTGCTACGTTGAAGCTTGGCGTTGTAGTTGTCATCATTGATGCTGAGCTGATTTCCCTGATTGGTGGGGCTTGGATCCTTACGCGCATTCAACTCGAAATGGAAAGCCAGGCTTTTGCGCTCCAGAGCCTTGATGTTGATAAAAGACTGCTGGACATTGGAAGTAGCGGCAGTACCGTTGGTTCTAAGTGTGGTGGTGGCGCTAAGCCCTACTGGAATAGGCATCCTGTTCATGTCTAGGATGTTTCCAAAAATGTCCACTACCGTTCCCTTGACTGACTCAATGAGGAAATTGGGTGCTACCAAACTCAAACTCATGGTGTCAGCACGACTACTGCGGCGATTAGGTGTAGTGTAGATGGTTGGGTTGCTGGCCGTGGTGGTGTACTTGTTGGATTCTGTCTTATCATCGTCCACGCTAGACTGATACTGGAACTCATACACCATCTCACGATGTTCTACAAAGGGAGGGTTCTTGGTCTGTCCAGACATCAAGTCGTTGGTAGTGGCGGACGGATCCAGGCCTATGATTGAAAAGAACGGATCGTAGCTGTCATCTTCCAACTTGGTGCTACCACTGTAGGAGGCGGCCTGTGGATTGGGACGCAGATCTCTTTTGACGAGCCCACCTACTTCACGATAAGCCTGCGTGAAGTGATTTTCGTTCTCCAAGTTGAACGTGATCAGGTTCACCTTTGGATACATCTGGCTGCTAGCAAAAAGGTGGATGCCATTGGTGTCAGAGCCAATGTTGATGTTGCTGTCCAAATCAAGCAAGATGCGGGAGGTATCGGTAGAATGTATCAGGAGCTGGCCTGGAGAGATAGATGGTATTAGATCATCATTCTCTGGCTCGAAATTGACGATGTGGTATTGGCCGCCCAAGCTTTGTGCCACTGTCACGGTGGAGTTTTTGGCAGGCAGAGAACCTATGAACATGCCCGAACTGTCTGCTAGCGGAAAAGTACGCGGAACTGGAATGGACTGGATCCTACCCTTGGTGGCTGGAACTTCCGTCAACTGCACACGGAAGCTGGAGCCAGTGGAGTCGATAACAGAACCAGCACGGATCAGTCCCGGCGGTGGATCAAATACGTTGGAGTCTCTTCTTCCGTTAGTCATGACTTAGAACCCCGGTCCTGAACTATTAGATGACACGGAAAGGCCTGACCCCACGTCAGATCCTGTGGTGCTGGTGGCCCCTCCCACTGAAGTTACTGAGTTAGCGGCTGTAGTGGCGGTAGTAGCATTGCCACCACCGTTACTGGTATTGGTGCTGCTAGTTGGATTAGCCATAGAGGACTCGACTTGCGTGAATACCAGCCAGCAATCAATGACGTATCCAAACAGAGCTGTTCTTAGCGTGTTATTGTCAGGAGTAATAGCAGAAGAATTGGTTCCGTTATTAGTGGTGGACGGACTGGAAGGCAACGGAGTACCATTGTTAGTGCTGACATTACTCATTTGGTTTCTAGCAGCGTCCATAGCTTTTTGTGATGGAGAGCGCCTTTCCGTTTCATCGTCCATATTGACTTGAACTATGCTAACTGCCGTAGATGGTATGTAGTTGGATGGAGTGGGCTGATTTTGGTTGGGAGGGGCTTGTGGTCCCTGGGCTGCGCCTGTCAAACTCTGCAAAACAACATTGGCCTGGGACATGAGCTGCGAACTGGCAGAATGGCTGTTGTCGTAATAAATCCTGAGTTCGATGCTGGCCATGATGTTGTTTCCAACCGTACTATTAGCGTTGATGATGTAGGCAGTGGTATACAAGATGTTCTGGATAACAGTTTGATTGCTGGCAGCATAGTTGCTGGTGCTATTGTTATCTTCTGATCCGTTAGCCGTGATTGGAGAGTTTGGACTTTGACCGCTCAACTGAACAACACCGAGGCTTTCTTCAGGCGAGGAAGAGTCCTGCCTATGAATGACTGTGTTGGCGACTTCCTGGTTCTTGTAGATGAGCTTGCCAATGGTATCCATAACAGTGGGTATGTATTCGCCAATACTGTGTCCGTAAGACAATTCCAGAGTGGTGGTGAAGCCGGTACCTTCTGCCAAATTATGATTGACCGAATTGACGTAGAAGAGCATGTTGCGATTTTCCAGATAGATGACCTCACCTGGCTGCATGTACTCATTGCCAGAAATGGTGAGCGTTCCTCGCAATACATTGTGTCGGTCGCGGGACAAAATCATAGCAGCGTAGGGGCCTAGCTGAGAAACAGGATCTTGTAGGAACGGGATATTGATGGTGTAAGGTTGCTTGAACCCGTAGTTACGCCACATGTCATAATCGATAGCTATGGCAGAAACTAGGGCATTGCCACCACCAGGAAATGAGTTGAGCCCTGGAGGGCCTTGATTTTCCGCAAAGAATGGAAGGGTACCATGAGCTTCCACTGTAGTGTACGGTGGAGCGTTTTCACCAATGCTGATGTTGCGTATTTGGGCCTGCCTAATGACGTATCGCGATCCAGAGCCAGGGCCGTAGTCGTCAAAGGTCTCGTCTTCAATCATGTGCTCGTATACTTCTGGTATGTTGGAGTTGTTGAAGATGCCCGGACTAAGCAAACTATTGGACGTGGTGGTATCGTCATCTAGCGACTTGTACTCAGCCGCATTTTTGATGGTGTGGTAAAAGAGCTTCACGGCCGATTGCCAGCTTTGCATGTAGGTAGACAGCTCGTCTGTTACCTTGAAGACGTCAATGGTCTGTCCAGTATTTACTTCCAAAGCTTGGTTGGGGCCGGCCGAGGTTAGATAGTCTTTGGCGACAATGGTTTGTCCAGATTTGGTCTGAATGCGCGTAATCAACTGTTGTACAACGCTGCTTTGGAAAATAGAAGTGCTGGTGGCATTGTTGGTGTTCTGGCCTTGTTGTGCTTGATTTTGAGCAGTCAGTGCCTGGAACAAAACGACGTATTTCTCCGAACTGCTGAACAATTGCTTGGTTGAAGTGCCTGCGGATTTTATCGCGCTATATGCAGACAAACTCTGATCAACAGCCCCCGTGGTTTGATCTTGGTTGGCTTGCATTATCAGGTTGTTGAAGTCGGTGATAACTCCAGTTGGACTTGAAATGAAGCTGAAGGTGCCGCCCATACCTTGTGTAACATTGGCGCCAGTCAAAAATGCTTCTGCTGTCGAGTCTCCAGTTACGTCCAGAGACGGGTAATTCCCTAGGATGGCACAATCCAGCCTGATTTGGTCTTCCAAGATTTTAATGTTCTCTCGCAAAGTCTTGAACTGATCCGTGAATAGGTCATTGAGGAACTGAGGAAACACTTGCACGCCAACAGTTTGTTTGAGATAGAGCATCCTGTAAAAGATGGAGCTTGGCATCCTGTTGTACTGCGGAGACCTGGCTCGCATATGGCCCTGTGAGTCACAAAACACTTCTAGGTTGAGCAGATCCGCTACTTGTGTGATTTTGCTAGCCACATCTGTGTATTCAGTGCTGTATAGCTCGATGCCATTAGCCAAAGCCTTGTTGAAGGCGGCTATGTCATAGTCGATGTCGTAGTAGTCATCCACGATAAACAGGTTCTTATCCTGATTGGCTCTAACATCGTAGGACATACGCCTGGTCAAATAGTTGGTTTGTCTGCGCAACAACTTGCGTGATTGACTATCAGAAGGATTGTTTTGACCATCAATCAAATAGTTGCTATCAGCCGATGGACTGGTATTGATCTGGTTGTATTGCTGCGCTGTGGATGATTGGAGACTGGAAATGGAGGCAGTGATAGAGGTCTGTAGGTTGGATACCTGTGATTGCAAAGCTATGGTTTGCGAGGAGGCACTTTGACTGATAGCAGTAGGGAGACTATCTAAGGCGTTGAGGGCCCCTAGACTTGTTAGTGCTTGTTGTAGGTTATTCAGTTTTTTGAGCTTGGAGTCAAGATCGGCGTTAGTGACGTTGATGCTGAGCTGGCCTTGCATGGCTTGGGCAATAGCCTGCTCATTCATAACCAGGTTCTTGTACGGAATGAAGTTGCCCCACAGAGTATTGGTCTTGGAGAGGCTGGTTCTCAGCGAGTTGATGTAGGAGTAGGCCGAAGACTGTTTGCTTTGCGGATCACCGCTAAATCCAAACAAGTTAGAAGTGGCCTTGTAGTACGTGGCGTAGTTGTAAGGCGTACCGGTGATTAGCAAGGACAACACGTTCATAACATCCAGGCCAGCGAAAGGCTCTTGATAGATATTGGGAGTGCCCACCAAATTGGGGTCATTGATGGTGTTGATAGAGCCGGTTTGTGTAAAGACTCCAATGCCTTGCTTCCACTTGTAAACTAGTCCATCGGGAGCGTGAAAAACTCGTGTCACACGTCCAGTAGCCGGATCAATGGTCTGATCTTGAATGTAGTTGCCTTGGGTGGCCTTTTCACCAGCAAGCGCCCCCTGCTTGAACCTGACCAGTGATCCAGAACCAGTTTGGGACAGCAGAAACTTGTTTTCATCCAGTAGTTCCAGCGTGCCAGGGGTATTGTTGGTGGTAACGCTATCGAAGTTTGACTTGAAGGGTGTTAGTGGGTCGAAAATCAAACCGTTGAAGGCATCAGCACCTGGCTTGTAGTTGATCTTGCCCTGTCTGAAATAGTAGGTGTTGTCGCTGCCGCTTACCTCGATGGTGAACTTGCCAGCTGACCAGGTGTCAATAGCGCTCTCTACCACGCCACCAAAAACGTGTGTCCCCTCTCGCTCAGTGACAAACTGTGTTCTCATAAGTGCCCATAGATAATTGGGGAAATTGGGCCCCACATACATGGACTTCTCGGCCTGAATAGCAACATTGGCGCCAGGATTGAACAACGTATCTGTGGCATTGACCGGATCCATTGGAGTGTTGATGGCACTCTGTAGAATGCCAAGGCCACTGAACATCTGTGAGATGCCGGACATGATCCTGCCGTCAAAACGGCTCTTGGTATTCATGTAGACGTGAATTACATCCATCGGCTGAATAATTAGTTTGCCGGAGAAGTTGAAGCGAAGTTTTCGGCGGGCGTAATTGTACGTCTTGTTATTGGTGTTGAAGTTGGTAGAGTTGTTGATAGGCTGCTGCGCTATCTCGGATGGATCGTTAGGTGTTAGCTGAAAATTGTCATTGTTATAGAAGAGGTTGGAAGCATCGCTCAATGCTATTTCAATGTCGTAATCGCTAATCAACATAGCCTCGTATGGATCAGCAATGCTTAGGCTGAAACGGCCAGGTGATTTCATATCCACAGTGGTAGTAGTGTTGATGTTAGTGAAGTTGGTTATTTCAATGACGCCAGTTCCTGTCCCGAGAGTGGAGTGGAATAGGCTTGTAGGATCGGTAATCCAAGTGGTGTATGGATTGGTCTGATTGTAAGCGAAAAGAACTCGCAGTCTGTCCACGGTCTGGATGAAACTGGTACCATCCTGCGTTGTGAAAGGAGTGGTTCCTCCCATAGCAAAAGCTTCACTACCATTTCCGTATCCGTTGTTAGCCTGGTCCGCTAAGCCAATAATGACTGGCACTAACTGATCGTTGATGTTTCCCACCGCCGCTACTACCTGCTGTATTTTGCTTAGCTTTTCCAGAGCTGCTATTTGGATGCACTTATTTTGCAGCAAGATAGTCATTGCCTTGTAGTACAGCTTCTCATCCTCGTCCATGAAGTCGGGTCGATAGTTTTCCGCAATAGAGGAAAACATTCTCTTTTTGACCAATACAGTGGCGTTGGGCTCCTGCAACAAAATCTGATATTGCTTGAGATCCGTACTGTAAGGATCTGTCCTCAGATAACCTTCTTCCACGTATCGTCTCTCAGAAGACTGATCGAACTGGGACGATATGCTACCTAGGAAGTTATACTGCCCCTGCTGTCCATCAATAATGGCATCCAGATTGCTGGTAACGTTCTGGTTCAGATCGTATTGCGATGCCAGCTGGTCTGATAAATCGCCCAAGAAACTCAAAACTTCCTCCCTTACAGCAAGTTCAATAGATTGGCCGCATCCAGAGACGCCTGTGAGCTATTAGATACCTGAGCACCATTAGTAGTGCCAAGCGAAGTGAAACCGCTAAACGATGGAGGAGTGTTGTAGGCACTAGGGCCACTAACTGGGCTCTGGCTCCATGGAAAGTAGTTGGTTCTGTAACCACGTCTCTGGGTTACGGTGAAAACCATGTTGTAATCAAGCAAGAAGTTGTCAGCTCGTTCATTGACGGTCATGCTCTCAAAAAATCCTCTGAAGACCCATCCGCCGTAATACATCTCCACAGCAAAAGCCAAGGAAGCTAAAGATGGAATGTTCCTAGCTGACAATACGTTATTAGGCGAATCCAAACCTAACACTCCGCCTAGTATGCCAGTGGAGTTGGTTGAGACCGGAGCAAAGGGACTAAGTCCAACAGACGATAGTTGATCGCCACCCAAACCGTTATTGAGGTTATTCCCCACATCGGCATAGGCGTTGTTGGCGGCCAGTGTTAGACCCACTGCATCAAAAGCGTATTGTTCTGCACGGTAGATTTCGTACAAGGCGTTGATGCCTTCTACTCCTGCGCTACCTGTAACGCCTGAAATGTTGAGAGTGGTCAAGTCTTCTCCCCAGTACTGTAAGGTGTATCCTCCCTTGGTTCTTTCTTTGGTGATGAGCTTTTTGTAGGCGTATGAAATATTCTGGGGGTTGATGAACATACGGACGGTGCCAAACTGCGGCACAAACCAAGTAATGATGTTTCTGCTAATCTGAGCATTGACGCCGGGCGTAATGCTGGTGAACGGCAGACCATTACCATCAGCCGAAGGCAGATAAGATGCCAAGTAGTTGTTAGCTTCCAGAGAGGCTAGTTGTTGCTGACTGACTGGGTTAGCGCCACTAAGCGTAGCTGCTACGTTGCTAACACCGCCGATTGCTTGATCTAGTGAGAAAGTTGCCATGTTGTTTCCTTAGAAGCCAGCTCCGAAAGCTTGAGGTGAAGTAGTTCTTGCCACTTCTGTGGTATGTACGTCTTTTCCACAGTGTGGGCATACGCCGGTAAAATTGACATGAATAGCGGAGCCGCTTGCTAGAACCACAGGTATAGGTTGTTGGCCGCCGCCTCCGCCTATGTGGGCGGCGTTAGTGGCATGCATGCCTCTTGCAGTGGTGTCTTGGGTTCCAGTCGTTGCGGTTGTAGTAGAAGGAATAGAGCGTCCTACCCTCTTTCCTGCTGTGGTATATTCGCTGACATCAGAAAACTTAGGGGCATTACCACCCATCGACTCTATAATGCTGGTGGTATATTCGCTGACATCAGAAAACTTAGGGGCATTACCACCCATCGACTCTATAATGCTGGTGGTCATATCTTTCGCGGTTGTAGTAGAAGGAATAGAGCGTCCTACCCTCTTTCCTGCTGTGGTATATTCGCTGACATCAGAAAACTTAGGGGCATTACCACCCATCGACTCTATAATGCTGGTGGCCATATCTTTCATAGCCGTGGGCGACTCAGCTAAAGTTCCGCCAGCAGATCTAAGCACGTCAGCATTGGTCATTGGACGTTTGGCAGTTTCTTGGTAGGATCGCATTCTCTCTTGCTGTCCTGGCATTATTCCTACTCCAGTGGCGCTCCTACCCAATATGCCGGATGTGCCAGCTGCTCTACCCAACGTTGCTTCGTTAGCTTGTCCAGCCATAAGTCCCAGATTTCTGATGCTGGATAAGATCTTGGTTAGCTCGGTGTATGACTTCTCTTGCCATTTTTCACCGTGATTCATAGTCTCCAACATAGATGCATCAGCACCCTTACCTGTGGTTGGCAGTTTGCCGCCTTCTTTCATAGCCTGCAAAAGAGCTTCAGCTTCAGGCCTGGTCTTGGCCATTGCGCCCAATGGACCGTTTTGCAGTAGTTGGATTTGACGGGTATATTGTGCTGCCGCGCCCTCACTCTTTTGAGCTTCATCCAAA